ACAAACTTCCTCTTCACACATGATGCAGCAAACAGGCAAGGGCAAGGCTTTAGCTACAACTTCACAATCGATAAGGCTGATCAAGCTAAGATGCTGACTGTAAGCTTCGATTACCTTGTAGCCTCTGGCACCTATGCTGATGGTGATTTGACTGTATGGATTTATGACGTAACAAACGCAACACTAATTCAGCCAGCTCCTTACAAAATACTGAATGCTATCGGCTCACAGACTTGGCAAGGTGAGTTTCAAACTGCATCTAACTCCACAAGCTACCGCCTAATCGTTCATGTCACCACAAGTACAGCGACTGCGTACACTATGCGTTTTGATAACTTTGCACTGGGTCCTGATATTGGCAAGAACATGGGCGTGCCTTTCACTGATTGGTCGGCTACATTTACTGGCTCCGACACCTCAAACAATTCAACTGTGACCTACAAGTGGCGTCGTGATGGCGACACAATGGAAATAGACTACTACGTCACCTTTTCTGGTACTGGAGATGGTGGGACTTTTGCCCTAAACATGGTTTCAGGCTATTCCGTTGATTCAACAAAAACGCTTCAGGGAACAGTCGGCTACTTTCGATGGTTTGATTCAGGAACATCTCATAAGACCGGAACCGTTAACTACGGTAATACAACTCAATTTACATTGTTAAACGACGGTGCCTCCGCTGCAATAGATGGGTCGGCATTTGCAAATGGTGACATAATCACCGCAAGAATACGCGTCCCCATCACCGGCTGGTCCTCCAACACAGTTATGAGTTCGGATGCTGCGACGAATGTGGTGGCGGCAAATTATGAAACTAACACTGCTCAAAACATAACAAACACGACAATAACCTTTGTTAATTTTGAGGATAAGGTCATAGACACAAACAACGCTGCTGTTCTTGGCTCTGGACCTGTAACAACGGCAGGGACTGGCTGGAGATATGTTGTTCCTGTTTCTGGATATTATCGAGTTAATGCAACATTAACATTTACCGATTTCTCAGCGGTGAACACTTTAATTGGTTATATCTACCGTAACACAACTGCAATCTCTAGAGACACAGTTATAACCCAAGCAGTTTCCGCGAATTGGTCCATAGCTGCTAGGGCATTATATTGGTACAATGCTGGAGATACAATTCAGGCAGGATTTTATCAGAGCACTGGGTCAACGCAAACCACCTTGGCATCATCAGGAGCCACAAGAATTGAAATCGAACGCATCTCCGGCCCAGCGCAAATCGCTGCGAGTGAGACGGTGGCGGTCGAAGTCTCTACAACCGCAGGTCAGTCAATCCCAAACAACAGCGCAACTCAAATAACATTTGGAACAACTGAGGGTGATTCTACTGGTTCATGGAGTTCAAACACCTTTACAGCACCTATAAGCGGTCGGTATTTAGTAGCAGCTAACATAAATTACAATGCCAACGGAACAGGACTCAGGACGTTAGAGATTCAAGCTAACGGAACCACCGCTGCAATCATAGTGACACCGACCGTAACAGGAGTGGACTTTTCTCTAGCTCTTACAAAATCAGTTAGATTACTAGCGGGACAGACAATCAAAATATACACTCAGCAGACTAGCGGAGGGAACCTGGCTCTAACTACTAACACAGGAAGAAACACGCTGTCGATTGTAAGGACTGGTAACTACTAATGCACTACCTCCTCCTCCTCACCATCCTACTCTCAGGCTGTGCGATTAAATCTATAAACAAAAACTGTGTCCAAACTCAGGATCAAAAATTCTGGGTTTGTGATGCTTATCCCTGGACGAGGTAATTATATGCTTAAAACTCTAGCGATCTATTTACGCTTCAAACAACTGTTTGCTCACAACTGCCACAACCTTGTGTCGAAGCCTACGTTCTTCTCAGACCATGAGTTTTTTGGCAGCATCTACTCACAAGCAGAGGGCTGGTACGATGGTTGTATTGAGCGCATGATCGGCTTAGGTGAGACGCCGGACCTGATTGCGATCCAAGCAAGTGCCGTTGAGTACCTCAAAAATGCCAAGTACAATGCAGAAGACAATCAGGCCTGCTTTCAAATCCTTTTGAACATCACAAAAGAAGTTTTGGCAGAGATTGAGAAGCTTGCAAAATCAGGTAAGCTTTCCCAAGGCACTATTCAAATGGTTGGCACTATTGCAGACCTTGAGGAAGTGAATGTTTATAAAATTAAACGCCGCTTGAAGGGGTAACAAATGCCGCCGAGTGTTGGAAGGTTTTTTGTAAATATAGCAAGGCTCATTGGGATTGTGATTACTGGTCCCGAATCCAACGGCTCGGGCGAGTACGTTCAGACAAAAGTTAACTCGGATGGTGCCTTGCAGGTTAGCGATGCTAATCAAAATCAAACCCTGACTAATATTTTTAACTCGACAAGCTTTACCTATACCTCTGGAATAGTATGGGACTCTTTCACCTATGTTTATCCCTCAGATACTCAGGAAGTGATTACATATTATCTTAACGGAGTACCGAAACGGATTGTGACTTTAAACTGGGTTGATAGCACCAAAGTCAGATTTGCGAGTGGCAGCTATGTGGATTTATAACCCTTTTATCGGACAACTTGTTTTTGTCATCGTACCACCAAAATCCCTTACTACGGATGGCAGCCTTCTTTTTGGCGACACGACAACAGGTGACATAAATCTTGATACTGGAGACCGAACAAACGACACTTCTTTGGTCGATAATGGCAGTAGGGTGATAGCACAATAGCAGCAAAGGGCAAATAATGGCTATTTTTAAAGTACCAAGGATTACGACGGCACAGAGGGCGGGTCTTGTGTTAGATCAAGCAGAAATCGTTTTTGATACCAATTTGAATACATACTTTGGGGGAGATGGAATAACAGCCGGTGGCATTTCTCTCGCAAGCGGGCAGGCTGGATATGTCGTTGAGATTTTTACTCTCATCCAAGCAGACATAGACAATAAACAAATAACATTGAGCAATGCTCCTGTGGTGCCAAGCTCTGTTAAGCTTTTGCCCCAAGGTGGAATAGAACAAATTTATGGTATTGATTTTGATGTGACTAATAATATCCTGCAATGGAATGGCTTAGGACTAGATAATTTTCTAGAGGTCGGCGATATTATTACAGTTACATATTAACCAATGGAGGGTTAAAAAATATGGCTAATCAAGTTAAAAAGAAGTTTATTGGAGCGGATCAGGTCGGCGCAAGTCAACTCTTGATCGAAAAGAACAACGCGGTTCGAGTTGTTGATTCTACTGACACAACAGTAGACCTCATCAAATTGAACACATCTGATGAAGTGTTGTTGAAAGGTATCAAAATCCTCGATTCAAGCGGATTGGTTCCTTCGGCTGTTCTTCCGTCTTATGTTGATGATGTATTGGAGTACGCTGATCTTGCGTCTTTCCCTGTAACTGGTGAGACTGGCAAAATCTATGTAGCTATCGATACCAGCAAATGTTATCGCTGGTCCGGTTCTGCTTACATTCAAATCACTTCTGGCGCAGTCGATTCTGTAAACGGCCAAACCGGAGTGGTAACTCTAGTTACTGATGATATTTCTGAAGACGGCTCTCCTGTAAATCTTTGGTTTACTGAGGCTCGCGCTAAAGCGGCGGCTGTTGCAGATGCTATCGTTGACGGCGTAACTGATGTTGCTCCTTCTCAAAACGCGGTTTTCGATGCTCTTGCATTGAAGCAAGATGCAGTCACTTGGGCAAAGCATTCTGTTGATTTGTCTGCCACTGACATTTCTAACGGATATGTTGACCTTCCACATTTGGCACTTGCTAACTCAGTAGTAGCTTTCGTTGATCGCTTGGCTATTCACCAAGGTTCTGACTACACTGTTTCTACTGTTGGCGGTGTTACTCGTATCACTTTCGCAGGTGATTTAGTGTCTCCTGGCCAAAGCCAGCTTGATGCTAACGACAACTTGTATTTCACTTACCAGTACTAATTTAGTGGGGAGGCAAGTCCTCCCCCTTTTTCTTGAGGATGTATGAAAATAAAGCCAAAGTTTATTGATCCAGAAATGACCGATGATTCGGAGTTATCCGCAGGGCTTGCTCTAAAGCTCGATAAATCTGTCATGGATAACATTTTCACTGACACCTCAGAGCCCACTGGCTTTTTAAATCAAGTTGAATCTGTTTTAAGCTTTGATGATAGTACTCGGACATTAACACTGGCCCCAGCATCAACAAGCTTTTCGATTTACATTAAGGGAACTAAATACACCTTTAATACAACTCTAACGAAGCAAATCCCTGACACATCAGGAAGCTATTTCTTTTATCTAAACGCCTTGGGTGAGCTTCAATATTTAACGGCTTTTGATACTTCTCTTTTTTCAAGCGTTGCTTATTGCGCTTACGTCTTGTGGGATGCTGATGATAACAAGGCAATTACATTTGCAGAAGAGCGCCACTCTATCATTCTTGATTCGGCAACTCACTCGAATCTCCATTTAACTCGTGGCACTCAGCTTGTATCAGGTGCGGCTATTGGGTTCACCACAACTGGAGATGGAACAAGTGCGGCTGATGCTCAAGTATCTATTAGTGATGCTGTGGTATTGGATGAGGATATTAGGGCAGTAATTAGTCATAACAGCTCGCCTTCTGCACGGTTTCAGCAAATCCTTTCACCTATCGCTGAAATACCTATTTATTATCGTTTAAATTCTAATTGGAAGAAAACCACAGCGACTCAGTATCCAATAAAGTTTGGAACAACGAGAGCACAATATAATAAAAACACCGCAGGCACTTGGTCTTTAGAAGATGCATCGGCCGATAATAAGTTTCTGGTCTCTTACATTTTTGTGACTACTAACATTAAAGAGCCAGTTATCGCAATTATGGGCCAAGATGAATACACTGACTTGTCTGATGCAAAGGCAAGAGCTTCGTGGTCAAATGTAAGCTTTGGTGATTTACCAGCTCAAGAGATCAAGCTTGCTCATATTATTTTCTTCGAAACCTCTAGCACCTACACAAATGCTGTTAAATCAGCGGTGAGGGATGTTAATGACGTGCGCTTTGGAACTGATCGAGAGATCAGTGCTGTAAGTCTTAATACGGCTCACGCTAATTTGAGTGGTCTTTTAAATGATGACCATACTCAATATTTTAACCAAACCAGAGGTGATGCTAGATATTACACTCAAAGCTTTCTTGATACGGCTCTTGCTGGAAAACAACCAACCGGAAACTATATCACAGCTTTAACTGGTGATGTTACAGCAACAGGACCAGGATCTGTGACCGCCACTCTATCAGACACAGGTGTGACTCCAGGATCTTACACAAGTGTCACCGTGGATGCAAAGGGGCGCGTGACTGATGGAATAGCTGGCACAAGCTCAAGATTTACTTATAAAACTATTCTCGCTGTTGCCACAACCTCTGCGACCTATGCCTCTGTTGCCGATTTAACAAGCATTAACTTAGGGATAGGAACTTATAAGTTTTATTGCCATGGATTGATGAGGTCCAGCGCTGCCAACACTGGGGTGGGCATCAGGATCAGTACAGGAACTGCGACCGTTTCCAGGATGTACGGAAAGTGGAAGATCAAGCAAGCAGCTGATGGTACTGCTGCAAACTACCAATATGATCAACTCACATCAGCGACCAATATTACTTCGGCATCCGTTCAAACTGCAAACACTGACTTTGCGGTAGAAGGAAACGGGGTCTTTGTTGTTACGGTTGCGGGAACAGTGGCTATTCAAACTAGAACTGAAACAAACGGGCAAACAGCTACCCTTCAGCCCAATTCTATTTTCATTATTGAGGGGGTATAGATGATTTTAAATGGCATTTTGGTGGAATCAAAAGAGCATCTTGAAACCTTAATTGTAGACTTCCCAGAAGAATCACAAGTCTCTTTGAGGCTTTTATGGGATGAATTGAACCCTGCATAATGGAGCAGTGAATGGATTTGCAAACTCTAGTGCCAGCCATAGGAACAATAGCTGCGGCTTTAATTTGGTTTATCAGACTAGAGGCAAAGCTAATTTATTTAGAAAAAGACCATAACAAGCTTGAGGATACGTCCACAAAGACTGACTTGCTTTTCCAATCTAAAGTAGACAAGCTAATGGCAGATATTAACCAAATTCAAATAAGTCTCACGCGGATCGAAACACGGCTGCGGAGTAAAGAGGAGAGGGAATAAAATGGAATTGATCGAACAGGTAGTAAAACTACCAAAAGAATTGGCAGAAGTGAAAAAAGCATTGGTTGAGCTTGTGGCAGATATTGCTGCGAAGAAATCGATTTCTGAAGTCGTGAGCGAGAACTTGCCGCTTTTGATTCAAGCTATTGAAGGTTTTGAAAAGATGGCAGAAGAAATCAAGGCTCCAGAGGCTGCCAATGTTGCAGCTCTGTTGGGTGCTGAGGTATTCCAAGCTCTTAAAAAAAAGCCTGAGTAATCACGCTCAGGTCGGGGGCTCAAGGCAACGGTTCAACCTTGGGCTCCTATTTTTCGTTCTTCGTTACTATAAACACATACTATTAACGTCTGGTTTCTTAATCGTTACTTATGTTTTTATAAAAGCGAAGGGAGACATTTTGAAGTGGTTCCTCATTATTCTATCCGTCTTTTTGTTATCTTTCTCTTGTATATCCTGCTCACTCTTGCAAGTACCAGATTTTAAGAAGCAGGCCGAGCAGACCTATCGGAAAAACCTTAAAGTTGAGGTCAATGGCAAGACATATCGGGGCACAGGTGTCCTTCCTATTGCCACGGTTTACAACATCACACTCTACCCAACAGGTAAGGCTGATCGAATTATTGTGCAGTCTTGTGGCCGTGATAAGGTGATTGATAGTCCTGAGACGGATGGATGGTTTAAGACTGCGTATAGTTTTGAATACATCCCCATGGCAGGGCTTGAGACTAGAAACTCATGCCCACTAGAGATTGCAACACTCGAGAAAAAGACTGTTAACAACGGCTTTGCCTTCTTAGAGTTTCAAGACGAAAGAGCAGAGGTAGCACTTGAAGCAAGTCTTCAATGCAATGGCAAAACTGAGCTTGGGGTAAAAGGCGTGTCTCTTTGTCATGGTGCTGCTGGATTACAAGGGCGTATATGGTTCAAGGAAAAAACTATTTTGGCTGGTGTGAATCCTGAGTGCGACACATTTAAGACATCCGATGGATTCAAATATGACTTTGAGATCGCTCCCCATAAGTGCGTATATGCCTTTGTTAGTAACACCAAGACCAAGTCAGGCGTTCGGATTTACCATAGACTTTCAACCGTCGGCTATACGGTATTGCCTTATCCTTCTGAGGTGGTGAAATGACAGCAATTATACCAGTCGCTTTGCAACTACTACTAGGTCTCATCAAATGGGTCATTGAGAAATATGCAAACGATAAGGATCTAGAAAAAGCATTTGCACAATTTGCAGAGCTTGCACGCAGTGAGAACATCAAGACTATTCAGGCCAGAAACCGAGCCGAGAAAAATCAGCTTGAGGCAGCCAATAAAGAATGGGACAAAATTGAACAAGAGGGGAAAAAGAAATGAGAAGCAAATCAACTGTCATACTCGATGCCACAACACTCGCCGGAACAACACCAGTCACAAGCCTCATCATGCCTTTGGATGCGGTTTATAGCTATGCTTTGCAGGCCATTACAAAAGGAACAGTATTCGCAGGCAGCTACCAACTCTTTGGATCTTGTCAGCTTGGCGATTATGAAGCTAATGGCGTGACTGATTGGGCTCCGATTGACTCAGCCATCACCATCTCAGCAGCAGGTTCTGTCATCACTAACAAAGACGGTGTGGGCTATCGATGGTTCAAGGTTGTATTCACTCCAAATAGTGGAACCGGCACATTAACTTTAGTCTTAAACACAAAGGGGTAGTTATGCGTTTGATTGAAAAAATGTGGGCATTGATTCAGGCCGAAGCGAAAAAAGATTGGAAAGAAAAGCCTGGGGCTTTGATGAATGAAAACATCAAAAAAGCCTTTGAGGAAGTTAAAATTGATGGTCTTGATTTGTCAGATATGGACGATGGAGCGATTGCAACTTGTTCAATTCTAATGAATTGGATTTGTCAGAAATGCGGTGGAACTGGTACTAGATCAGGGCTCGCAAGATCGTGGAGTAACTGGGGACGTGCATCAGATGGAAAAGTTGGAGACATTGTAATTCTTCGCAGAGGAACCAGCTCATGGCAAGGCCATGTAACAATGTTGTATAAAAAGAATCTTTTGACTGTTGAGTGCTTGGGATTCAACCAAAAGAATGACTTGAGAATTTCAACTTATCCACGCGCTCAGGTTATCGCGTACAGGACAAGTAAGGACTAGATGAAGGACACAATTGTAAATAGATTTTTTAGTAGGCTATCCATAAATTCAAAAACTAATTGTTTTGAGTGGATTGGCTGTAAAGATAAAAATGGTTATGGGAAAATCTTTTACAATAAAAAACACTGGCGCTCACACAGGCTGATTTATTTTCTAATACACAAAAAATTAAATCAGTCTGATTTGGTTTGCCATCGTTGTGATAATCCGTCTTGTTGCAATGTTGATCATTTATTTATTGGAACGCCAAAGACCAACATGGCAGATAAAGTCATAAAAGGACGGTTACGAAATCAATGGTCAGATAAAAATCATTGCAAATATGGCCATGAATTTACGAAAGAGAATACTATTTATAAAATTGGTCGAACTGGCGCTTATATAAGGTTTTGTAAAACGTGTTACACTCAACGTTATAAAGCATACAATTTAAAGATTTCCTTAGAAGGAAGAAAACGTAAAAGATGAAACAACCTTTGCGAGACAATCGGGAATTAGCAAAAACAATTCTTGTTTGTCTCGCACTTCTTTTGTTCACTTTGTTTCTTAATCTTTGAGCGGGTAGAGTTTTCGCTCTATCCCTTTAATCATAAATTCTGCAATTTGACACTGATCACGCCATCCGCACCAATAACTGAGAATAGGCTTTTGCCAAGCAGGATGCAGCCAAGCCCAGAGCCACAACATATCGTAAACAACCAGCATTGATATGAGTTGGTTTTGTTCCATGTCAGGTTTGACTTTAGTAGCCCACAGAATGTCGAAGAAAAGCCACAGATAGCAAAAGGGCAGTATTGGATAAAGCCAGTACATTTTTGCACACAGGATCAAATGGCCAATGTGGCTGGGTGAGAGTGGATCACGGCCAAAGAAGCCTTTGTTAACTCTAGTAAACTGAGTGCGGTAGTTTTGACAAAAAAAGCCTCGTTTAGCATGACTCCAGAATACTCGCTTTGTGATTTCAAATTCCTTTGCTGCCCACAATCCTGCAATTAGCGGCAAAGCCTGGTCTCTTGTGAAGCAATCATCTGTATAGTCCCAAGGATGCCTTGTAAGGAGCCCTGAACCTTTTGGCACCTCAAACTCCTTTATGAGATTTAAATCCTCTGTGGAGCCGAATAGCGCCATTAAACCAGTACTGCGGGCCGAATCGCCGCCGCTACTTTTACTAACAGGGTGCTGAATTATTATGCCCCATTGATCTCTGACTATCATAGCTATTGACCTCCGTTATGCCGATTCTAATTAAGGCTTGTTGATCTGATTCATTTTCGCAGATTAAACGCTCAACGGAACAGAAGTTGAATCGGGCATCGTCAATGCCTATGAGTTTGGAAAGAGCGTCTTTGGTGTTTTTAAGGTGGTTGTCTGGGTCATTACGGCCAAGCTTGATCTTGCCGTCTTTTCTAAGAATTCGAGGCTTGTGGAAGACAAACTGAATTGAAAGGCTTAGGGCTCCGTCATAGGTTTTAAGCCACTCTTTGATCGCGTCAATCTGTCGATGATACTTAAAGCCCCAGACCATGACGTGCTTTTCCCACAACTGGATTTCCTTTGTTTTGACAAGGCGGCCCGTGGAGCGGATGGGCCTCAAGCTTTGATTGGCTGATGGGGAGAGTGGAAATTTGATCAATGCGAACTGCATTAGTTAATCGTTCCACCGTTCCCACCACAAATCAATCCCTAAGTATCTCTTGGTATTGACTCTCAAGGTATTCCAAAAGCTTTCTTGCATTAGGATCTAACAAAAGATCATCGATCTCTTTGCCATAACCATGCTTATGGTATGGCCTGAAAAGCCTTTCCCAAATCTCTTGCAACTGGCTTTTGTACTTCCATCCATGCTGAGCATCCTCAAACTCATCACGCTCTTGGGGTAAGTCGAAAGAAAGGCTTCCTCTCACTTAAACTCCACAGTCAAAGACTTGAGCTTTCCACCAAGCACATTTGCTAACGTCAAAACAGGCTGGTCCACTCCAGTAGGCAAAGTCTCTTGTGGCTCTTCTGCTTCCCCGAGTATCTCAAACCTATCACTTGTCAAAGTCTGAAAGTCATTCGTGCCTTGATCAAAGTAGCAAGCAGTCTCATGCGTCTCATCAAGTAGCGCTTGAACGATGTCATCAGTTTCAATAATTCGTATTTGTGTCATGCTAGGTCCCATTTCTTCGCAGTCTCTAGTGCTCCTTCGACAAGCTTTTTAATCTTTGTGGATTTATCAGCTCGGACGCTTACTAGAGTTCTGCGTGTGTTGTTGTTTACATTATTCTGAACGATGGTGAATTTCGCAGGCCCATTCGTCTGCAAAGTCTCACCCTCTTTCATCTCAGTTACAAAGTTGCCTTCGTTCGGTTCTTTCTTGATCAAGCTGTCTCCCTGTTAAGCCATTGTTCAGCCAATGTTATGAATTCTTCACATTGGGCAGGTATCTTGCCACCATCTGATTCTTTTTTAAGCTTCCAAGCTTTGATGGCATTAAGTAAGTTCGTTGTGTCTTTTGCACCAAGCTGCTTGAAGGTCTTGCCAGCTTGGAAAGTGCCAAAAGCGAAGGTTGTTTTGTAGCTATCAAGTCTTGTTGTGGGGGCTAAATTAGGCGGTGGCGCAGTCCTCGACAACTCTGGCGCACCATTGTTTTCTACACCACCGCCTTTTGATTCTTTGGGGGCTACCGGCGCAGAAGACGTAGGAAAGGCCACAGCCTCCTGCACCGATGGCGTTACATCTTTTGAATTTGGAACAGTCTCGACTTCCGTCTCATCAAGCATACCAAGGCCACAGATTGAAAGCGTCACACGTCGTTTTGCTTTGGTGATCGCCTTCATCATAGCATTACCAAGGGCCTCACCATGAAGTCCTTTGATTGATACGGAGCCCATGTCTTCGTCTTCTCGGCCTGCGGAATCTTTTGCTTTGGCCATAACGACAAAGTTATCGCCTATTGTTTCCTTGCTTGTAATCACAACAGAGACGCCGTGGATCTTACGAAGCTGATCGGTGCAATCCTTCTTGGCGTATAGACTAAGTTTGCCACCACGAAACTCGATATATCCAAAGGGCTGTGTCAATGGGTTGAGCCCCAAGCTTTCGCACGTTTTGTTATACAAGCTCAATCGCTCAGTTGGGCTAAGCTTACTCAAATCATTTTGCACTAAGGCAAGTTCATGGCTTGTGATGTTCGGACGCTGCACTAGGTTACTCATTTTCTGACTCCTTCAGTTGTTTCGGCTTTGCGGTTGAAATGGATAAGCTATGCCCCGATGTTAGTCTAGCCCAATGAAGCTCTTCACCGGCTTTAAGTGCCTCTCCGATTGCTTTCTTTTTGATCATTTCAGTGATTTTCAGTTCCTTAAATTCTTGTGGAATAGCCGACTCGTCTAGGATCTCAACCTTTGGCGGTGTTCGCCGTAGACTAAAGCGCTTGTATTGGCCCTCCACAGCCTCCAGGTTCAACTTTTCTAACATCCCCTTGATCTCAAGAGCCATCCGCTCTTCGGCTTGCTCTAGCCCCTTTACAAGCTTCTCTAGGTGTTCAATCTGATCTTTGTAGTATTGAGCAAGCTGGCCCATGCGCTCTAAGGACATGGCCAAAAGATCAGTCTCTGACTCGAGCATCCCTTGATCCCAATTCTTCAAAGCTAACAACTCGTTAATCTCAGGCGTGACTTCACCTTCTGACTCGATGAGCTTCTCTTCGATTTGTGCGCTTAGTTTATGGGCGTTGAATAGTGCAACTTGCAGCGTGTGTTTTAACATCGGTACTCCTTCCGGTTGGCGTCAGGTATATTAACAAAGTGGCATGGTGTAAAGTTAAAAAAGGCAATAGAAGTGCAACCCCCACGGAAACGGAATTATTTGTTCCTATATTTTAATAAAAACTCAATAGCCGACTTAGCATCAGCAAGATCGTAGGCTTTAACTCTCAAAAGAAGGTAGTTTTGTTTTCTAGCAAATTCATTCTTTTGTTCATCCCTTAGCTTCTGAACTGGACTGTCATGATATGAACCATCTATTTCTACCGCATATTTGTGCTTATGATTTAATATGTCATAGATAAATGGGCCCCAATAGCCGTTCTTTAAATCATGCTTATCCTGATGTTGTTTATAGACCTTCCAAAACCAGACTTCGGATTTTGGCAAAGATTGATTTAGTTCAATAGAAAACCTTGCGAGCCTTGCTTTGCGCTTTATTTTTTCTTTTGTATTTAAAATTTTCACAACTACCCCTTTCAAGCCCATTGAAGGCTTAGCTAGATATTAAACAAAATCCCCCCTACCCCCTTTAACAAGTAAAGAGGCTAGGAAGAAGTTAATGGAATACTTTTCAATCCCACCGTTAGGATGAGCTGAGTATTGGGGTTTACGGTTCCTCTTTTAGAAACATGGTGGGCCTAGCTTTCCCAAAGCACATCATGGGCAAGGGTCCAACCCTCAACACCACTGTCCCCCTATCTTGCCACAGCACACAGGCGTCTTTCCTGGGCGATCCTTTGCCATGCTTTCGCACCGGATACTTAATTAGCCGCTTAGAATGCGGTCCTTAAACAAATAGGTTTTTGGCGACCACGTAACCATAGCAACAACAAATTGCCGTAGGTTAAAAAAATACTTGCTAGAATAGTTTGGATTTTGTTAATTGAACTTATCGGAGTGATCCGAGGTGCAATCTGATCCTGACTATCAGCTTGTATTCACAACAGGGGCCTGCAAGCCCCTTTGTTTTTTCTGCCCTAGAGATTTTATCAATCCCTGTAAAAAGTAAACATAAAAGCCGAAAATGGTCACTTTTTAAGCAATATATTGCATTAGAGCGTCTCATTTGAAGAAATTACCATATTGGTACAGTATGAATAAAGTGGTGGACAACGTGTCCGTACAGTGATATTCTGTGTTTGTAAGGTGATAAGAAACAAAACGTAAGGAGTACGAAAATGACTAAAAGAGAATACACAAAGATTTTCAAAGCCGCAGGACTAACAAAAGATCAAATAGACTATGCTCATACTTTGCGATCAATGTATTGCACCACAAGCTTAGAAAGAATCATAGAAATGGCTAAGCAATACATTCCAATGAGTTTTGGTTTAAAATAAACAATAAACGGAAGGAATCCGATATGAAAACAGTAGCAAAAGAAAAAGTAGAATTGGCAGAGCGGCTTCTGAAAGTCATAGAAGCCCGCAAGGAACTAGAAAAGGAAGAGAAGTCACTCAAGGATTCAGTCAAAGAAATCATGGGTGACGAAAAAGTGCTTGAGGCTGGTCCGGTGCTGATCTTGCTTGATGATCGCCAACGAACAGACCTAGACAAAAAGAGAATGGTGCAAGACCTTGGGATGGATCTGATAAAGCAGTACGAGACTTCTAGTTCATTTCAAGTGATGACTGTGAGGTCAAAATGAGAAAGCTAATAGTTATATCAATGCTAGTTGTGAGTGGATGCGCGACCTTTGAAGACAGATGGCAAGACTATGCTACAATGTGCAGGCAAAATGGCGTGAGTGCAGATTCTTGTTGGCAATCATTCTCAGTGAGTGAGGCGGCCAGGGAACAACGCATTCAAAATGCTAATTATCAATTGTCGCAGCAATTGCAGCAATACCAAAACTCGCTGCAACAGCAACAACAGCAATCATTCTCAAGACCGGTGAACTGCACAAGCAACACCTACTTTGGAACAACTTACACTAATTGTAACTAGGATGTGAAAAATGAAAGAGCTACGAACCCGCATCGATATTAGATGCACACCAAAAGAGAAAGAGCTTCTGCAAGAGATGGCCAGAGAAACGGGCTACACTGTGAGCGAGTATGTGAGAGTCAAACTCTTTGGCCGAAAGGTGACGGTTAGACTATCAAAGGGGAAAGAGCCGAGGGAAGTTAAATGAAAATAATTACTGATTGGATGAAGTTTGATGCGGAACCTTTGATTGGACACTGGCGACGAAATGGAGACTACGCAGAAATACAAATAAAATATGTAGGCAAAGACTTTAACGACCGATATGAAGCCTTTGCAGATGCAATGAAAAACAGCGAAAAGGATATTTCTCAGTACAGACCCGCAGGATTGCCGAATGGTGCAACTCATAGTTTTGAGCCAGTCGCCAAAGTTAAACCATCAATGTTTGAAGGCAAATGGTATGGGACTGTTGAGTGGGTTAAATATGTGGGATTGATTGAAGGATGGGCAGATGGTAAGGAAGTGAAGTAAAACTCTTGTCAGCACACCCCCAATCAGTAAAATAACACCAAATGAGATATGCGTCTCATGGCCCTCAGCATGGTGCTGCTGGGCCAATTTTCTTAGCAACACTTATAGATTAACAGGTACCACACCACCGCTTGGTGCACCTTCTTTGCCCCAATAGCTTTAAAGATCACAGTCAAATAAACCCGCAGAGTTTTAGATGCTATGTTCAGCGTCTTAGCCACTTGGTCGTGCATCATCCCCTGAGAAAAGAGTTTTAAAATCTCTAGTTGTTTTTGTGACAGCTCTGGGTTTTCCTTGAATTGATGCATGATCCCTCCTTCGGGTAGTGTTTAGTTAAATGTTATGAAAGGCAAAAACAAAATGACCTTAGAAGATGTTGACGTAGCTCTTGAGCACAGCCTTGGGGTGATACGCCTTTCTGAGCTAACCGAACTTGATCTGAAAGAGATCAAAGGACTTGCGGCCCACATCATCGAGGCAAAGCTATTCGCTGATCCCTACCAAGCCATCATCGCAGCCTTTCACCTTTATGCTGATAGTTACATCGAGACTAATGAGTACCTGCAATCAGGAAAAGCGCACCACTAACAAAAAGCCTTGCCAATCAAATAAACATAGTTATTTAATGAGGTTGATGCGCTGGGTAGCAGTATTCTATAAGAGGGGAGATCATCACAATGGCTAAGAAAAAAGCAGTTAAGAAAAGCGGCGGCAAAAAGAAGTAGCTTAAAACTAGGGCTGGCATTGATTATCCTATGGTCATTGTCGGCCCTTTTCATTTGAAGGGATGAAAAATGCCATTAAAAAAAGGCACATCAAAGAAAACCATCAGCAAGAACATTAAGACAGAGATGAAGGCAGGCAAGCCCCAGAAGCAAGCGATCGCCATTGCCCTTTCAAAAGCTGGCAAATCCAAGTCTAGCAAAAAGAAATAAAACAAATTATATTTAATGCAGTAAACTTAGAAGCAGCAGAAGTTTAGACGCAACAAAGAGAGTTTATGAGCAAAAAGAAAAAAGAGAAAAAGAAGGATAAATCCTTTGGTGGTTGTCCTACTAATTATCGGCCAGAATACTGCGAAATGCTCGTCGAGCACATGGCTAAGGGTTATTCTTTTGAATCATTTGCCGGTGTGGTCAATGTTGTCTTCAAAACTCTCTATAATTGGGAAAAAGAACATCCTGAGTTTTTACAGGCCAAACAACGCGCCAAGGCAAAATGCCTGATGAAATGGGAATCCATCGGGATTGATAACATTATATCAATGCCTGGGATAAGTCTCAATCCAACAGTCTACCGCATGAACATGATCAACCGCTTTGGTTGGAAAGATAAAGCCGAAGACGACAAGAAGATCCAAATCGGACTTGAAAACTTGTCCGATGATGAGCTGGATAAAAAAATTAAGGAACTAGAGGGCAAAGATGAATGACCTATTGAAGCAACTAGGTGAGATTGAAATACAGTTCAAATTGTTAGAGGCTAAGAAGACATCACTGTTGAGGCAAATATTGGAGCAGCTAAAGAATGAGCCTACTACGTCAACTCAAAATGGAGAAGCTTCGCCGACTGGAAGCCAAGGCCAAGGCACCGAAAGCGAAGGACCTGCGGCAACTCCTATTTTCTAAGCAAATCACAGCAATCAGTGATCCCAATACATTTGTAAGTCTCTGCACCACTCGGCGGGCCGGTAAGTCTACCGCCAAAGGTGCAAAGGCTCTTGAGATAGCTGAGAAGTATCCAGGCTGTGAGATCCCTTACATTGGCCTTACTCGTGATTCTACCGAACGTATTATTTGGAAGGTCTTAAAGGAGTTTATCGCTAAGTATGAGCTGCCATATCGTGCGATCGATAGCGAGCTCAAGATTAAAACTGATAAAGGATCTACGATATTCCTCATCGGTGCCGATCAAAAGAACTTCATTGAACGCTTCAGGGGTGCCAAGTTTCCTCTGGCTCTTATCGATGAGGTGGGGGCGTTTAGACAAGGCATTCTACAAACACTTGTTCAAGACATCCTAGAGCCCTGTATATCCGATTACCAAGGCCAAATCATCATTAGTGGTACACCAGGGCCAGTGCCTAAAGGGTTCTTCTATGAGGCATCTCAATTAAAGCAGCATGGCTTCACATCACACTTCTGGTCGGTTGTAGACAACCCGCACTTGCCGCATATCACTGATCAGTGGCTTGATGAGATGCTTAAAAGGAAAGGCCAGACCAGAGACAACCCAACATTCAGACGAGAGTGGCTGGGCGAGTGGGTCGAGGATCTTGATGCTCTGGTTTACAAGTACAAGCGCGGAAGAAATGACTATGCTGGGGATGTGCCTGCTGGCTCCATCAGCGTTCTAGGGATCGACTATGGATTCAACGACAAGACGGCATTTGGGATCGTCAGTTATCATCCGAACCATCGTAAAATATGGGTTCAGCACGTCGAAGGGCATCAGGGTATGATCCCAAGTGAGATTGCCATCCGCATCCAACAGCTCATTGTTAAGTATAGACCAGGGCACATTGTAGCCGACACAGGAGGGCTAGGTAAGTCGATCACCGAAGAGATGCGCCGAAGGTATAGCCTCCCCATTCAAGCGGCTGAGAAGACGGATAAGTGGGCTTGGATTAGCCTCATCAATGGTGAGTTTATCGATGGCAACTTGTTGGTGCATGACTCGTGTACTGAGTACAAAGAGCAGCTTTTAACCTTAGCCAAAGACGACAAGGGCAACGAAGATCCAACCATCAATAACGATCTCTGTGACGCTGTGCTTTATTCCACAAGGTTTGTTTATAACTATGTGTCTCGGCCTATTCAAATGCCTATCACAGACCCAACCGAAAGATTCAAGGAGCAAGAAAAGAAATGGCTAGAAAAAGAAGAACGACCTCAGTCAAAGGAGTGGTGGGATGTCGATTGATGACCTAAAGGTGATAAGCATCAGGAAAATGTGCGAGGCTGATATTCCATACATTTACAGCTCATGGATGGAAGACTACCTAAGCTCACACTTTGTTAAGCAAAAAAAGTCTGACAGGCCAATTCAAAGTTATGTGGCACTCATGCCTCGTGAGCTTTACTATAAAGAGCAAAGAGCCCGCATTGATAAGATCCTCAAGAAGTCTCTAGTCTATGTTGCTTGTAACTCTGAAGATGAGGAGCAAATATTCGGCTACATTGTATTCCGAACAGTGGGCCAACTAGACATTTTGTCATGGCTTTATGTTCGGCCTGTTTATAGGGGCTTTGGGATTGCTAATAAGCTCATGCAAAAGATGGGAGAGGCTGACGTGATCACGCATCTCACTCCCATGCGACGATGGATCTTGAAACGATATAATTTAATTTTTAACCCCTTCATGGAGGCAATAGATGATTAAGGAAATACAATTTGGAACAGCGATAAAGCTCGGGAAAACCTTAGAGCTATCTTGGCACAATGTCAGAGGCAATCGCTGGGATGTGACTTTGAACGGTGACATTTTCACATTCAAAGACACGAAAGGCGAGTTCGCCACCACTCACACCACCAAGGCCAATGTGAAGTTTTGGGTTGATGCAATGGATGAAGGCTCAGGGCTTACTGAAATGTTTGAAGCCGTAAAACCATCTAAGAAAGGGAAAGCCAATGACTAACAATTTGGAACAGCTTGAGCAGCTCTTGTGCTTACTTGAGAAGCATAATGTTGTTGAGTTTAGCGACGGCACTCTTACACTAACAATCAAGCCGAAAGTTGCTGCGCCTGTTGACGCTAAGGACTTGGCAAAAACTAACAAAACAAAAGAGCAAGAGGAAGAGGAACTCCTTTTCTACTCTGCTGCGAGGTAATAGATGGAAAAATGGTACAACATAAAAAAGGACGGTGACACCTACCTTAGACTTATTCCCCTAATGAATAAGATCCAAGAGAATCAGATCTACCGTCGTTCTGATAACCTGATGTGGGCTAGGCTCTACGGTTCAGTAGACATCATGGGCTTAACGCCCACGACTTACTCTAGGCCTAATCCAATCAGCCAAGGGGTGAGACCTAAGTTTAACATTGTGGCATCATGTATCGACACTCTCGCTGCCAAGATCAGCAAGAACAGACCTAGACCCTTCTTTTTAACTGATGGTGGTGATTGGGTATTGCAAAACAAAGCTAAGAAGCTTCAGAAGTTCATCGATGGTCAGTTCTATGAAACTAAGACTTACTCGGAAACAGACAAAAGCTTCATTGATGCCTGCACCTTTGGAACTGGCATTGTAAAGGTCTTTAGTGCCGAGGGTAAGATCAAGATTGAGCGCGTAATCCCTGATGAGATCATTGTCGATGATGCTGAAGCTGTACATAACCAGCCTCGGAATATGTACCAAAAAAAGCTTGTTGACCGTGATATGCTTTTAAACCTTTTCCCGAAGTTTAAGTCTGAGATCATGGATCTTCCGAAGCCTGCTGATGAGTTTGGCTTTTATAACGTGACTGATGCTGATTATGTGGAAGTGATGGAAGCTTGGCACTTACCAAGTGGGCTTAACACTAAAGACGGACGTCATGTTATTTCTACTCGGAACTGTGATCTTGTGTTTGAAGAGTACAACCGCCACAAGTTCCCTTTTGCTAAGATGACGTTCCGTGATCGCCTTGCTGGATGGTACGGCCAAGGTATTGCTGAGATCCTGATGGGTGTGCAGATCAGCGTTAACCGTATCCTTAGAAATAATGATATTAGCCAATACTTGCACGCAGCTGCTGCATGGCTTGTTGAGGAGAACTCAGGCATTGTGAGTGCTCACCTCAACAACGACATTGGCCACATTGTTAAGTACCGAGGGATTCCACCAGAATTAAAGACTTGGGCTGCTGTGAACCCTGAGATGTACTCTCAGATCCAACAGCATATTCAAAGAGCTTATGAGGAAGTGGGCATCACAGCTTTATCTGCGACTGGATCAAAGCCCGCTGGTCTTGATAGTGGTAAAGCTCTAAGAGAATACAACGACATTGAATCCGAGCGATTCATTAAGCTTGGCCAGAAGTGGGAACAGTTCCACATGGACATTGCTGGCCTGATGATTGATGAGGCAAAGATCGTGGCTGAGATTGATCCTAAACTGAGCGTATTGGTTAAATCAGGAAGCTTTGTTGAGCGTATCAACTGGAAAGATGTCAACATGAGCGAGGACAAGTATCAAATGCAAGTTTTCCCTACATCACAATTGCCTAGAACTCCTTACGCGAAGATGCAATATGTGACTGAAATGCAAAACGCTGGTTACATCGACCCAGAGACAGCGCAAGAGCTACTGGATATGCCAGACCTTGAGCAGTTCTCAAACCTCACTTTTGCAGGCCGACGCGTGATCAGAGAGGCTGTGCAACAGATGATGGATAGTGGGGATTATGTAGCACCAGAGCCTTTTCAGGATCTAAACTACACCATCAAGTACGCTCAAATGTACTACAATTATGCAAAGCTTCATGGTGCCGATGAGATCAAGCTTGAAATGCTAAGGCGCTATATGGAGCAAGCTAATGCCCTGGAAGAAAAGCGCCTGCAAATTGTGGCAAGCCAGCCTCCTCCAATGCCAGCGCCACAAGTCGCACCAACTGAGATGCAAACACTAGCAGCACAACAGCAACCAACACTAGCAACCACTGAGGGATTATAATGGACGCAGTAAGTATATTAAGCAGCCCCACACCAGTAACCGTTAGCGATGAAGGGGAAGCCTCCTCTGGTGAGATTAAAGCCGAAGCCCAAGCCATAGTCGGAGGAGAAGCTCCAAAGACTGAGAGTGTAGAAGCTAAGCCAGCAGTTGAGCCGCCAAAGGATGAATACATTTCGCCAAGGTTTGCCATGCTGGCCAAAGAAGAAAAGCGCCTGCAAGAAGAACGAAAGCGCCTGATGGAGCAAAAGAAGGACCCTGAATTTCAGGAGTTCCTTGAGTACAAAAAGCTCAAAAGCTCAGCGAAGCAAGATCCCTTGGCACTGATGGAAAAGTTTGGGCTCACTTATGATGAGCTAACTGATTATGTGATCAGTGGTAAGCATACAAAAGACCCAAGCGTTCGAGCCCTTGAGGAAAAGCTAGAGAAGATGGAGCGAGAAGCAAAAGAGCGTGAAGAGAATGCTAAGAAGCAACTTCAGGAGGCTCAACTCCAACAGTTCAATGAGCAAATAAAGGCAAAATGTTTAGAAAAGGCCGATGACTTTGAGCTTGTTAACATTTGGGGCGCTCATAATCTAGTTTACAGTGTGATACAAGAGCATTACAATAAAACGGAAGAAGTTTTACCGATCGATGAAGCAGCAAAAAAAGTTGAAGCATACCTAGAAAAAGAATCGGAAAAATACCAAGGCTCGAAAAAGTTAAGAAAGCTTTTTGGCGTGCCAGACCTTAGCCAAGCTCAGAACAAAGAAGCAGAGACAAATCACCAAGCAGAGAGTGAACCAGTTAGAGCTAGTTCGATGTCTACAACGCTGTCAAACACCGCCTCCAGTGGCTCCACATCAACCGATGAAGTTGATGAGGCAGACCCGAGAGTATTGCTTGAGAAAGCTAAACGACTTTTGCAGAGATAAATAACTACTAACTAAACTTTATGGAGTATTAAAATGGGTTTAAATTTAACTAACTTTGCACCAATGCTCAAAACGCTTTATCCAAAGAAGCGCGTTGAGAACCTTGTATACGCTGATCGTCCTCTTCTTGCTTGGCTTCCTAAGTCAGACACTTTCTACGGTGAAAATAAGAAAGTGCCCCTGATCTACGGAAACCCTGCGGGCCGAAGCGCTACCTTTACAACTGCTCAAGGGAACAAGACTAACACTAAGTCTGCTGCTTTCTTGGTTGAGCGCGTTCGTAACTACGAACTCATCAGCATCGACAACGAGACTATCGAAGCTTCTCAAAACGACGCTGGTGCTTTCGCATCTGCTCGCCAAGTTGAGATCGATGGTGCTTTCCAAAACATCTCTAACGATATGGCTGCCGACGTTGTAGGAACTGGATCAGGTTCTCGTGGACAATTGTCTGCATCTCAGAACCTTTCTTCTTCTACTGTTGTCTTGGCTCAACCTGAAGACATCGTTAAGTTTGAAGTTGGAATGCCTCTTGTGCTTTCTGCTGCTGACGGCGGTGGTTCAGTTAAGTCTGGCATTATGTACATCGTAAGCGTTAACCGTATTGCTGGAACTTTTGTAGTTTCTGCTTCTCAAGGTGGCGCTCCTGCTAACATCGGAACTATCGTCGGAACTGCTGCTGCTTCTGACTATATCTTTGTTGCTGGTGACTACGATTTGAAGATGGCTGGTTTGCAAGCTTGGATTCCTTACGGCGGTCCTTCTGCAACTCCTTTCTTCGGTGTTGATCGTACCGTTGACCCAACTCGTTTGGCTGGTATCACTGAAGACCTTTCTTCTTACTCTATCGAAGAAGCTTTGATCCAAGCTGCGAAGCTTATGTACCGAGAAGGTATGAACAAATACGATGCTATTTGGTTGAACGAAACCAAGTACGCAGAGTTGATCATGGCTTTGGGTGCTAAGGTTCAATACACAACTATGCAGGTGACTCCTGAGATCAGCTTCCAAGGCTGTAAATTTCAGGCCCACAACAAGATTGTGACTGTTTACTGTGATAAGATGATCCCTGTTGATTCAGCGTTCTTCTTGACTCGCATGAGCTGGGAAGTTGCATCTCTTAAAGGCGCTCCTCGTATCCTCAACATGGATACTTTGGAAGCACTCAGAGAAGCCACTTCTGATGGCATCGAAATCCGTATCGGATACTACGCAAACATGCATTGCAATGCTCCAGGCTACAACGGACATTTCAAAGTATAATTAAATTGATTGGAATAGGGAGGGGGGCCTCCCTATTCGTCTAACCCATACCAATTAAGGGAGTTTTCACATGGCAAATAGACTTTTCACACAATTCTTGTACTCACATACCAAAATGCTCACAAGCATTCACGGAACAATCAGCCTTGTTCAAGCTGTTAAAGCAGCTGTTACTGCTCAAGGTATGACTTACACTGCTGATGCTTTCGGTGCTGCTGGTAACCTTATCAACATCACTTTAGTAGCTGGCGGTACTGCTGGTGCTGAGGTTGTAACTGTTTCTGGTAACAGCATCAGCGTTGTTATCGAGACCGGCGTTACTACTCAAACACAACTCAAGACTGCTCTTGATGCTTCTGTTCCTGCTGCTGCTCTTATCAGCGTTGCAGTTGCTTCAGGATCAACTGCCGTTTCTGCGGCTGCTGCTGTCTTCTTGACTGGTGGCGTTGATGGTGTTGCGTCTGAAACTATCCAAGGTGCTACTGCTGCCCGCACAGGCGTTGGCGAGTACACTGTAACCTTGGACAACAAGTTCAATGCTTTGATGGATGTTCAGCTCACTCTTGAAGCTGCTACTCCTGTTGACTTGGTTCCACAAATCAAATCAACCGATGTTAGCGGTGCCAAGACTATCGTTTTCTCATTGCTTTCTGGCGCGACTCCTACTGAAGTTGCAGCAGCTTGCAAAGTTCACTTTAAGGCGTTTCTTCGTAACTCTTCTGTTGTTAAGTAAGGAGGTAACTAATGTTGCCAGGTATGCTTAACGATCAAAAGAGAATTGCCGCGATCATCCTTGGTGATGAAAAAGGCAACGAGAAGGAAGTAAAAGAGCCAAAGGACCAAGTTGGTTTGATGGCTGCTGCTGAAGAGATCATGAGTGCTGTGAAAACGAACAGCCTTAGCTCTTTGGTTGGTGCTTTGAAGTCTTTTATTCAGCTTTGTGGTCAAGAGCACGAAGCACAAGAAGAAGAGATGGAAGGCGAAAAGTCTTATATTGAAGAAATGGAGTAGTTGAGATGGCCCAAACCGTAACTTTGTCCTATTTAAAAGATGAGGTCCGCGCGCGGGCCGATCAACAAAACTCACTATTTATTAAAGATGCCGAGCTGACTGATTTTATCAACGGCTCGGCGTCTGCTCTGCATGACTTGTTAGTGCAGGCAGCAGAGGATTACTTTGTTAAGTCTCAGACTATTCCAATTGTGGCTGGTCAAGACGAGTACAATTTGCCATCTGATTGGTACAAAACTCTAGGCGTTGACTACTACGTCAATAACAAGCCTGTGCCTATGTCTCGCTTTAACTTCCGTGACCGGCATCTCTACAACTATCTTGATGCTCGGCCTGAGATCGTCCGTTACGGAGTATGGGGCCAAAAGCTTGTATTTAAGCCACAAGCCCCGCAAATCGCATCGGTGGTGCTTTGGTATGTCCCAACATTCACGAAGCTTGTAACTGATTCTGACGTGCTTGACGGTGTGAATGGCTGGGAAGAGTTCATCATTCTTGATGCTGCAATTAAGTGTATGGTCAAAGAAGAGTCAGATCCTTCTGCTTTGATTGCACAGCTTCAGATGGTCAAAGACCGTATTGCTACAATGTCTAAAGATCGTGATCAGGGTGAGCCGCAAAAGACTACTGACATTATCGGTTCACGTTACGATCAGTATAGGTTCTTCGACTATGGCTACTAAGCTGAAGCGCCTTGTATTAAATCCTAAAGATCCCATCCTTGGGTTCCACCTGACTCAAATTCAGGACAATATTGATATTGGTTTATCACAGCTTCAGAATGCGCCTTTCCAGAATGGTGTCTTAGTTGTTGTGTTGCTTTCTTCTGGAGGGGCAGACAATATCATAAATCATGGACTTGATCGGGTGGCCCAAGGATGGACCATTGTAGGAAAAGACGCTCAAGCTGATATTTGGGAATCATCAACAGTTAATAACTTTAAATCTAAACAAATTATTTTAAAGGCTTCGGCAACTGTCACCGCGAAGCTCTATATTTTTTAAGGAGAGAGAATGGCAACTCCATATATGAATCTAGTTCTTCCGGTTGTTGGACCTTTAGGAACGCAAGGACCTGACTGGGCCAATGAGATCAATGCATCCCTTACTCTGATTGATGAGCATGACCACTCAACAAGCAACGGGAAAAAGATCACTCCATCAGGCTTAAATATCAATCAGACTTTGAGCCTTAATAACAATCAGCTTTCAGAGATTGCCTCTCTTGCTTTGCAGAATCTTAGCAGCGCACCAACTGCCTCAAGCTTGATTTATGAGCTTGGAAACGAATTGTTTTTCAATGATGGTACCGGTACTCCTGTGCAGATCACTTCTGGCGGTGCAATTAACGTATCAGGCGTGGGCGGCATCGGTGGGGACTATTCAACCACTCCAGGCGTTGCTGTGAATTACAGTGACATTTCTAAGGGCTACTCATTCTTACAGGCTCCAGGTGTCACGGCATTCATCGACTCTGGCCCTATTAGCATTTACCGAAACTTAGCAAGCAGCCCTTTTGCTAAGATCCAACAGCAAAACACTCAGGCCGGCAACCTTACATGGAGCCTTCCTGACAACTATCCAGCAAGCACTCTTCCAATTAAGTCTTCAAACCTCGGCGTTCTTGAGATTGGGCAGATCGTAGCTGCTGATATTGCAACGGATGCGGTAGAGACTGCCAAGATCAAGGATCTGAATGTTACGACTGGAAAACTTGCCGACCTTAGTATCACTACTGGAAAGCTTGTTGATAAAAATGTTACTGGTGCGAAAATAGCTGATGAAACTATTGACTATCAGCAGATCAAAGTCGGAGGCATCACAACCAATCGTCTTGCTGATGATATGTTGACCGATGCGAAGGTGTTTAGCTCTGCAAACATTAACCGTGGAAAATTGAGAGCGACTAACTTTAGTAATGTGATCAATGTTAACACCTCAACAACTTCAACTGGTTTTGTTTCTTTGGGAAGCTTCACTCAGACATTTGAAAGCCCTTGGATCTATTTGACCATGACTCCGCAGCCTAACACTGATGGCTACATCAAGCTTAGATCAACTGCGAGTGGGAATTATTTTGGGCAGTTCAAAATTGTTCAAGGTTCTTCGTTTTACACAAATACTGTCGGCGGTTTTTTAGATGCTTTAGATGATTATTATTACCCACTCAGTATGTTTTCCATGCTTTATCCATTAGGCGCATCAGGAATTTCAACAACGATTGAATTTCAAATAAGAGTAAGCAATAGCGCATTGACAATGAGTATTGTAAATGGCCGTATTCGTTATGTAGAAATTTAAGGGAGGTTTTGTGCCACTTCAAAAACAAAACATCCCTATTATTTTCGGCAAAGGGATAGAAACAAAGTTTGATGAGAAGGTCGTGCAGGCCGATAAGATGCACGAACTTGAAAACGCTGTTTTCACTAAGAAGATGACGCTTTCAACTCGGTATGGGGCTGATCTTCTTGGCAATCACGTCATAGGGACAACAACATCCTATGAGAACGCCAAGAAGCTTATGACTTTCCAAGATGAGCTTTTACTTGTAACTAATGATTGTTTGTTTTCTTACATCCAATCCAATGATGCGTGGTCTGATCGAGGTTCCATTAGTGCTGTCGCGATCAATTCGAAAAGCATTGTGCGAAATAGCCTTTCGCAATCTGTACCTGATGGGAATAGCCTCAAAGGTGTTTCAGTCTATGCTTATGAGCAAGGCTCGGGCATCAATGCTACTGTGATTGACGATGCTTCAGGTCTCCCTATCTTGTCGGATGTTACGATTGCAGCCAGTGGTGTTAAGCCAAAAGTCTTTGCAAGCAAAACCTATCTCTTGGTCTATTTTATTGATGGAAGCAATTGGAAACTAAGACGGCTTAATCCATTTAATCCCTCTGTCTTTGAGACTGTTGTTACCGTTGCAAGCAATATAGAAAACAATTATGACCTGCATCCTCATGGCAATAACCTTGTGTATATTTTCAACAACAATTCAGGCGTTTGCGAGGTAGGCTACGTTCAGCAAAATGGATTGATTGGGACCTCTTTGACTGGCTCCCCTGCGCCTGTTCTCACTTCATTGCCTGGGGATTCAAGCGTTGCCATAGTTTCAAAGTTTGATGGTGTTTTGAATGATGCGATCTATGCGCTTTATGCTAACCCGACCGATGGATTAACGTGCTCAGTATTAAACTTGGATCTTTCCACTGCTCACACTGGCACTATTGATAGCACCACCACAGTCATCAGAAACATCACAGGCATTCTAATCGGAGACACAACTCTTCATGTTTACTATGAGCTTTTTAATGCGACCAAATCGAATGCCTTAATCAAAACTAACACCATCACATTTGGCGGTGTTGTTGGGACTGCTGAGGTTTCAATTCGTTCACTTGGCTTAACTGGTAAGGCGTTTCTTGGTGCTGATTCAAACGTCTACATGATCGGGGCACATGAATCGACTTTGCAGAGCACCTATTTTGTTCTCAATGATGACTTTTCTGGTGAGAAGCTTCAGGTTGCCTCAGTAATTGCCAAATATGAGGGCGGTGGTTTGACGGCTAAGAACTCAAGCCTCTCTAACATATTTTCAAATAAATATCCAAACCTGATTAAAACACAGCTTCAAAGCGTTGATGGGAATGTTTTCACCACTTTGGGCGTTCAGGTCACAGAGTTTAACTTTGATGAAAAGAATCTTTTTAACTTTAAAGAGATCGGAAAGAACGTCCATATAGCAGGCGGAATGCTCTATGACTACGACGGCGTGAGTGCTTTTGAGCATAACTTCCACTTTTTCCCTGAGCCAATCACAGAAAACACAAGATCATTGACAGGCGGGAATCTTGAGAATGGCTCCTATCAGTATGTGTTTTGTTATGAATGGACGGATAACCAAGGGCAACTCCATCGATCAGCCCCGAGCATTCCATTTACTGCTACATTCTCAGGCGGCACCAATACTCAGCAGATCACCTTTAACATTCCAACGCTGAGAGTGACTAAGAAAACGGCTTTGTCAGGCCGAACTGAGGTGCTGATTGTAGGGTATAGAACCAAGAAGAACGAGACCACATTCTATCGTTTTACTAGCCAATCAAGCCCCAAGCTCAACGACACAACAGTCGATTCTGTGACCATCACTGACTTAACAAGCGATGCTACAATCGGCGCTAATGACGTTTTATACACGACTGGTGGGGTGCTTGAAAACTACTCCCCAGGATCAGCGAGACTTGTTGAGGAGTACCGAAACCGCTTGATCGTTGCAGGTCTTGAGGATGGGATGCTGGTTCGCTATTCCAAAGAGCACATCATAAATGAATCAATGGACTTTGCCGAAGAGTTAAGCTTTAGAGCTGATAGTGGTAAGGGAAGAGTCGAAGGGATTGCCCGCTTAGATGAAAAGCTTCTCATTTTTAAAGAGAGTGAAATCTATTACCAAATCGGACAAGGGCCAACATCAACCGGAGCCTTAGACGATTATCAGCAGCCCATCTTTATCACGACCGATGTGGGCACCACTGAGCCAAGGTCGATCGTTAGTATGCCTCTAGGAATCATGTTTAAGTCTAATAAAGGCTACTATCTTTTGAGCCGCTCTCTTGAGCCTATTTACATCGGACAAAGTGTTGAGCGGTACAATAATTTGACTGTGACTGGTGCGATTCTGTGCGATCAGTTCAATGAAGTGCGCTTCACCACAAGCGATGGCGTGACATTGAGCTATAACTACAACGCAGGCGAATGGTCGGCGTTTACCTATAAGGAAGCTCTTAGCTCTGTTCTTTGGCAGAACAAATGGACAATCCTAAAGGATGATGGTTCGATCTATGTTGAAAACACTAGCACCTACTTTGATGGGCTTATTCCTGTTACCAAAAAGATCACCACAGCTTGGATACAAGCAGCAAATCTTCAGGGGGCTCAACGGATTTACCGCGTTCTTTTTATTGGAAAGCTGAAATCAAAGCACCGCCTCAAAATTGATTTGGCTTATGACTTTGATCCATCAATCCGTGAGACTTTTCTCTATGATACTGAAACCATCTTGGGCTCAAGCTATTACGGCGAAGGCTATTATGGGGAAGAAAGTTATTATGGTGGCGCTGATCCTGTATACCAAATTGAAATCAGGCCTGGGATTCAAAAGTGCCAAGCAATTAGATTTACCATTCAAGACTTAAACGATGATGGTGTTGATGGTGCAGGTTTTGAGTTAACTGGCATGACTATTCAGGTCGGTATTAAGCAAGGTCTTTTCAGGCCAAACATCGACAAGCGAGTGGGGCCATCATGACTTTGAAGCGGTATGACTTCAGCGACTTTGATCATGTGTTTGAGCTTTTCCACTCAAGAGGCAAGCTCATTTGTAAGTCGCAACTGCCATCAATTGGCTTTGTGACTGAGAACGCGGCTTGCTTTTTGATTACTACCAATAGCAATGCCTGTTTTATCGAGTGGCTTGTTGCTAGGAATGTGCCGACTAAAGATGAAGAAATGGACGCAGTTGTTAATGCTTGCATTCAAGTTGGGGCTGCATTGGGATTTAAGAATTGCTATGCTTTAACTGATGTGACTGCTGTTGTTGAGCGAGCATTCAAGCATAGTTTTAAAATTGAAAAACAAAAAGTTTTACTTTCTAGGGGGTTGTGATGGGTTTCGTAAAACAAGGTGTAGAGGCTATCGGAGGGATGTTAAGTGGTGAAGGGCCCGCATCGATGGGACCTGGACGCATTCAAGGTGGAGCTTTTCAAGATCCATACCGCGAAGAAAACAAAAAACTGCTTGAAGAACAAAGAAAAGCCCAAGAAGCCGTCGGAACTCAAGGTCTGGCTGGTCAAACTCAAGTCGGACAACAGCAACAACAACTGATTGCTCAGATGCAACAGCGAGCCCTTGGTCAAGCCCCTTCAATCGCAGAGCTTCAAATGGGGAGAGGCATGGATTTAACCCGTCAAGCCTTAGCCTCTCAAGCAGCTTCCCAGCGTGGCGCTGGTGCTGGCTTAGCGCAACGTAACCTTGCCAGAGCTACCGCAGGGACTATGCAAGAACAAGCAGCTCAAGGAGGCATGTTGCGTGCTCAAGAGCAAGCGCAGGCCGAACAAGCCCTTGCGGGAACTCTCGGACAAACCAGAGCGCAAGACCAAGCTCTAATGATGCAAGCTAACCAACTGGCTCAACAATATGTGCAAATGGGTATGAATGTTGATCAGGCCCAGTTCTTGGCCAACCAACAACTTGAACAGATGCGACAACAAGCAAGAATGGCACAAGCTCAAACAGGAGCACAACAGCAAGCAGCTTTATTGCAAGCTGGTTCTACTATTGCTGCTGGAGCACTAATGTCTGATGTAAACCAGAAGGAAAACATCAAGAGCGGCGATAAAGACGTATCAAAGTTTCTCAAGGCCATCTCAGCAAAAAGTTATGACTACAAAGATGGCTCATTGCCTGGGGCTGCTCAAGGGAAGCGTTACGGCATCATAGCCCAAGACCTAGAAAAGTCAGAAATGGGCAAAAGCTTAGTGCAAGACACAGCTCATGGGAAAATGGTCAATGTGCCTCAGTCTGTTGGTGCTTTGCTTGCTGCTGTATCTCATTTGAACAAACGTCTTGAAAAGATGGAGCGATAATCATGGCAAAAACTATTCAAGAGCAAACCTATCAAGCTCTAGGCGAATTACCTTCCCAGCAATATGACACGACTCCAGGTGCCTTTGGTGAATTTGCACCGCTTGAGGCTTTGCAAAGCTTAGGCGGCGGTAGCCAATTGCAAAAGCAATTAAAAGCGCAAGAACTTGCTCAGTACGGCCAAGATCCCACCGCTGCTTTGCAGTTAGCCAAAGGGCAATTAGATATTAAACCTTACAGCCAGCAGCTCAGTCAGATGCGCATCCCTGTTGATATGAGTGAGCCCATGCAGCCTTCTGCAATCCCTTTGCAAGTTCCAAGTGAGCAGCCTCAACCAATGAGAGCACCAACAGCTCAAGAATTTAAAGCTCAGGAGCAGGTTGAAAAAGATGGAATGCAAGAAGCTTTGAAAGGCTATCAAGAAGGCGCATTTCAAGTTGGTAGACAAAAGGGCATGATGGATGAGCTTGAGGCTCAGACAAAGGCTTACGCTGAAAAACAAAAGGCCAATCAGGAAGCTATTGCCAATGCTCAACTAAAAGTGCAGCAAATCGAAGCTGAAGCGGGTAAAATTGAACCTCAAGACTTTTGGGCTAACAAATCCACAGGTTCTCGTATTGCTGCTGCTATTGCGATGGGTGTTGGCGCTTACGCTAGTGCCATGACTGGTGGGCCAAACACAGCAAAACAAATCATTGATGGCGCTATTCAGCAAGACTTAGCCTTGCAAAAAGAAAAGTACCTTAGAGCAAAAGAACGCGGGGCTACTGCCAGAAATGCTTATGGTGATTTAGTGGCTAAACTTGGAAGCGAAGAAGCTGCAAGTGCTGCGATGGTTAACAATGCTTATCGAATGATCAACACAAAGCTTCAGATCCAAGAATCACAGGCCCAAAATGCAGAACGAGCCATGAGGATTCAGTCGTTACGAGGGGACATTGAAAAGAGCCGCATGGAAGTGCAAGCAAAGCAAATTGAGCAGCTTGCAAGACTTGAGGCCATGAAAGGAGCTGGACAACAGGAAGCTCCAGTTCCTCGTGGTGTTTTGTCTGATAAGGATGAGGAAAAATATATTCGTGACTCAGAGTTTTTTGGCTTTGCTCCGACAAGAGAGGAGGCAATGGACTTTAGAAAAACTCTGCCTGGCTATCGTAGCACAATGAAAGATTTGAACCGTCTTTTTGAAATCGCAAAAAAGCCTGGAAAATCTTTAAATCCTGTTCTCGAAGATGAGGTAAAAGCTATTTCTCAAAGACTTGTCGGTGGTGGTTTAAAAGATGAAATCTTGGGACCTGGAACTATTCAAGAAAAAGAAAGAGAATTAGTCCTAAACGATGTTCTTGGTAATCCAACAAAACTATTGCAGCTTGATGCTGGAGTTAAAGCAAAGCTTAAAAGCTTAGTGGATTCGATGGAGTTTAGAAAAGGTGAACAGGCCAAAATCCTTGGGTTGCAAACCAAAATGCGTCCTTCGCCATTAACCAGAGTCACCATTGAATATCAAGGGCAAGCTGGGCCAATTACTAAAGACGTGACTCCTCAGGAAGCAGAAGTTTATGAGCGCAACGCTAAGGCTCGCAACATTCCTTTCAAAAGGCTCACACCATGAATGATCCATTAGAGCAGATAGTTAGGGAAGAAATGGCGGCTCAACAAAAGCCGCAAGGTAGTCAAACAGATCCTTTGGCTGATCTTGGCGGTGAGACAGTAAGCCCTGAGCAATTAGCTTACCGACAAGAGCAAGCTCAATATCAGACTTTGCCTTCAGCAGCCGCAGCCTTTGGTGCTGGTGCTGCAAGGGGTTTAACATTTGGGATCTCTGATGCGATTTTAAAGGGCGCAGGGCTCGCCGAAGAAGCCAGAAAGCTCCAGGCCTATTTGCCTGAATTGTCCACAGCCGGTGAAGTGACTGGCGGTATTGCTGGCGCATTTCTTGGCCCTGGTGCCGTGGTTGCTCGTGGTGCTCAAGCTGCAACGGCTGGCATTGCTCGTCCATTAGTTCGCGCAGGGGCTCGTGAGGCTCTTGAGGGTGCTCTATACGGCGTCGGGCAAACTATTTCTGATCAAGCCTTGGGTACTCCTGAAAGCGTCGCAGAGAGCCTTATAGCGAACGTAGGGCTTGGCTCTATTATAGGCGGTACTTTTGGAATGGGCGCTCATGGCGTTGCCGAAGGTGCTCAAATTGTAAAGAAACAAGTCTCAAAGCTTTTAAGAGGCGAAGGGGCTATTTCAAAGTTTATCGGTGAAGCTGATGACTATTTAGGTGAAGAGTTTAAAAAAGCAGCACCAAACATTGATGAATTGAAAAGACTTGCTGAGATTGAAGGCATACCGCTTACCAAGGGGATGCTATCAGATAGCGAGGTCATCCGAGGGCTTGAATCATCTCTAGCGCAAAAGCCTACTTTGCCTGGGATGTGGGTGCGGGAAGAGGTAAAGCCCACTTACAAAGCATTTCAACGACAAGCCTCAAAGGTTGTTGAGGAAGCCTCCGAGGAAACGGCTGAGAGCGTTGCTGATCAGGTGAAAAATGAACTCGTTTCAAGAGCCCACCAGCTTTATGATCCTGCATCGACTCTTTACCAAAAGATGAACACAGAGTTTGAGGCAATCACACTTACTCCAGAGCTTCGGCAAAACTTAGTCAAGCGCATCAACGATTGGGCCGAAAAGAACACACTCAGACAAAGTGCTGCAAGAAAAGCTGCCAAGGATTCAATCGACAACATGGCAGAAATGATTGATATGCCTTTGTCGAAGATAAAAGAAATCTCAAGTGATCTTGGCCAACGTGCTCAGAATATGCGCCAAACTGGTTTTGGGAATGAAGCAAGATTGATTGGGAATCTCAAAGACAAAATTGATAGCTACCTAGAGCGCCAAGTTAAGAAGGCTGCAATTGACCAAGCCTTGCAAATGCCAAACGGACAAGCGTTAGCAAAAGAGTTTTTGTCTGATTTGAAAGAGGCAAAAAAGGGATGGCGAGAGTTTAAGGTTTTCCTAGAAGATATTGGAGAGGAAGCAGGACTAGGAAAGATTAAAAGCTTTGACCAGTTTATTGATCGGGTTGAAAACATCGACAACGCTAAACTTGCTAGGAATCTTTTCGATGTGAAGTCTCCAAAGACTTTACGATTCATGAAGGAATCATTCCCAGACATTTTTGAGAAATACCGCAGAATAGAGATCGCAAAGCTTGCGTCAAAAACTCAAGGCTTTGATCCTATGGGTAACTCCATCACTGATGTTTTGAAGCTTAAAAAAGAATTAGATAAATATGCACCAGAAGCGGCTGAATTGATCTTGGGTAAAGACAAGATCAGAAGCATTAACAATTTGCACCAGCTTTACCGTAAGATCCCTAGAAAGATTGGGCCGAGCGGAACACCTGAGGGGATGTGGTACACTGACATCTTGAAACCTACATTGTGGGCGGCTGATTTTGCTCAGTACGGAGTTTATCAAGCTGGTAAGATTGCCCTTGATGTTCAGGAAAAGCAGGCGAAAGAAGTCGCATCAAGGCTTAAAAACTTTATCACATCAACCAAAAAGACAATTGTGCCAGCGAGCACCATTGCAATCACTAGCTCATTCAAAGATTACGAGAAGAACTTGGATTATGTGCAGCGCATGGCAACTAATCCTGATGAGTACGCAGCAAAGATCGATGAATCAACTCGTGGCCTTGCTAACGTAGATCCAAGCTTACAACAAGCCATTGCTAACACTTCTATCGAGGCTGTGAGCTTCTTGGAGTCAAAAGCGCCAAAGAATCCATTTGAAGGCTCTATGTTTCAGAGCAAGGTCAAGTGGAAGCCATCAGATGCGGAGCTTTCTAAGTTCAATCGCTATTTAAAAGCTGTTGATGATCCGTTCTCGATCCTTACTGATCTTGAGCAAGGTGTTTTGACTGGTGAAGCTGTTGAGGCTGTGAAGACTATTTACCCAGACATCTATAATCGAATAGTGACTGAGGCAGTTAAGCAGGTCGGCGATCATAGCCAACATATTCCATTCAATAAACAACTTCAGTTAAGCTTGTTATTGGGCCAACCATTAACAAATGCCCAAGATGCTCAGATGATGCAACGACTGCAAATGGGTGCGATCGAAGCAGGGCAACAAGAAGAGGCTCAACAGCAGGCCAGACCAAAGTCGAAGAAAATTGAAAGTGACTTTTTAAAGCAAGGAATGGGACAATCTGAACAACTAATCAGGTCTAGGGGCGAGTAATCCCGAACCTATCAAGGAGGCTTTATGCGTAAAGATGTACTGAACCCAAAGGGGTTCAAGATGTTTGATGGTGTGGACATATCAGGGAACCAAACAAGCCCAATTGTTTATGTGCCCTATTTGGATAATGTGGGCATAGTAGTGGCATGGTCTGGCACCACTCCAGTCGGTGAGCTGGTTGTAGAGGTTTCCAATCAGCAGGAAAATCCCAACGAGACAATCACATGGACCGCTCTAGATTTTGGCGCTCCTATCACAATCTCTGGTAACTCTGGTGATCATGCTATCAGTTGCAATAACCTTCCTTTTAACGCACTTCGTTTGAAGTACAATGCAACAAGCGGAACCGGAAACCTTACAGCAACTCTTCAAGTAAAGATGGTGTAATATGGCAAATTTTACCTGGCCTACTCAAGCAAGCACAGCAGCCCCTGTTAAATTCATCAATGACGGAAGTCTAACCGATGTTAGCATAAACACGGTTACACCTGCGAACTCAACGCCACTTCCTGTTATTCAAATTGATTCTAGTGGCAATCCAGTCACGCCATTTGATCCGTCAACCATTGAAGGATACTTGGCAACGATTGACACAAATGTTGGAACGATCGCAGGGGATACGGCAACGCTTGCGGCTGTTGATTATGCAACACAAACCACACTTGCAAGCTTAGAAGGTAAAGACTTTGCCACTCAAACAACTTTGGCAAGCTTAGAAGCCAAAGATTTTGCAACTAATGGTGAGCAAATAACTCAAACGAATGTCCTTTATGAAATTAGCGATCAACAAGCTAGTGTTGTTGATTTAACCAACAGCTCCACAACTCCTTTAGGTATTGGCGGCGTGTTTACAGGTGCTTCCATTGAGGTGACAAACTTCTCAAGCATAAGCATTGCAGCTTTCTCGGATGTATCCTCTGCTTCTGGCGGCCTATCGATGCAGTTCAGCCCAGACGGTGTGAATTGGGATCATACACATAATTTTGATGTCGTTGGCGGCGTAGGTGTTAGTTATAACCAAGCAGCAGAACTTCGTTATTTCCGAATAGTTTACACCAACGGTGCAGTAGCTCAATCAAGCTTTAGACTTACCACTATTTTAAAGCGCACCAACACAACTCCGTCTAAGTATAGCCTTGCACAAGCTGTGAACTCGTACATGATGGCAGACCTAACCAAGTCCGTTATTTGGGGTTTATCTACTTCTGGCGGTGGTACTTATCACACTGTTAAAGTAAACCCTTCAGGCTCTTTGACTGCTGATGTAACAGGAAGCACTGTTGCTGCAACTCAATCAGGCACTTGGAACATCACAAACATCACTGGCACTGTGAGCCTACCGACTGGAGCTGCTACCGAGACAACTCTTGCAAGCATTGATACCAAAGTTGTGACCACAGCGAACGGTATTAAGGTTGATGGCTCTGCGGTTACACAACCAGTTAGTGCAGCAAGCTTACCACTTCCAACGGGCGCAGCCACTGAGACAACCTTAGCAAGTGTTGATACTAAGATTGTGACCACTGTTAATGGAATCAAGGTAGACGGCTCGGCTGTGACTCAACCAGTGAGTGCTGCAAGTTTGCCGCTTCCGACTGGAGCCGCAACCCTTAGTGAGCAACAAACTCAAAGCAGCACACTCAGCACAATCAGCGGAAAGTTACCTGCTACCCTTGGGCAGACTACCAAGTCAGGCTCATTGAGTGTTACTGTTGCAAGCGATCAGGTCTTAGATTTTAAAGCTTCAGGCCGATCAAAAGTCCAGCAGCTTTTCCTTGATTACAGCTTAAGCAATGTTACGACTGCGGCTTATACTCAACTTGTTGCAAGCACTTCTGCTATTGTTTCACGCATTGAGATTTTTGATTCATCGGGTGAAGTGATGATCTTGGCTGTTGGTGGTGCTGGTGCTGAAGTTGATCAGCTTTACATTTTCCCAGGCGGCAACGGTGTTTTGGATCTTGCTATCCCTGCAAGCTCAAGGATTAGCGTTAAGGCCAAAACAGCAACAGCAATCGAAGGCTATCTAGCAATCAATCTTTACGCGTAAGAGGTAAACAGTGGGTAATTCACCAGCAATTTACGGCGGATCAAGGACTAAGATTTTAACGTCAAAAGGCTTACTTTTAAAAGACGGTACAACCATCGACTACGATGGAGCGATCAACTACATCACTCGTAACGACGGCTTATCTATCACAGGATGGGCGACCTATGCCGATGCAGCAGGCACAAGCCCAGTGGATGGAACAGGCGGCTCTGCTAACGTAACTTTTGCAACCAGCACCAATAGTGACATCCGAGGCACTACAAACTTCCTCTTCACACATGATGCAGCAAACAGGCAAGGGCAAGGCTTTAGCTACAACTTCACAATCGATAAGGCTGATCAAGCTAAGATGCTGACTGTAAGCTTCGATTACCTTGTAGCCTCTG